ATTACTACTAAATCAAATTTTGATACCATTTCCGATTCTATTTTACCTTCCTTTTTAATTAGACAAATTTCTGGTTTAACTTTAATGGAATTGGGTAAGAACGAAAAATTATATGAGGAAATTTTGAAAATGCTTGAATGTATAATTACATTTGCATTAACTGATAAACTTCAGAATTTTATTAATAATATTAGTGGTGCTTTTACTAGTATTGTTGATGAATTAGGATTTATAAAAACTTTGAAAATAGCAGATAGTTCAACTGAACTTCAAGCTAAAATTATATCAATTGCTGAAACTTACAAGAGCAGAACTATAAATACTCTTTCTAAAACTATAGTTATTTCTGATAATATTCAAAAGGAATACGAAGAGTTTATGAAGATAAAACAATTTGGAACCTTTGATATTCCAAAACATCACAGATATTTAAATGAACTTAATATTAAATTGAATCCTACTGCAACCAAGAAGGTAATGCTGGAAATTACAAACTTCAGGAAAAACTTACCTGTAAATTGGGGGTCAACTATATTTGTTCGAATTTCTCAAAAGAATTTAAATCTGTTTAGTTTTTGGATTACTGGACCAAAAGATACTCCTTATGAAAATATGATAATGGAATTTCACGCATCATATCCTGAAAACTATCCAAACACTTTTCCAAAAGTATTACTTCATACTACTGGTAATGATACTGTTAGGTTTAATCCTAATTTGTATAAGGAGGGTAAGGTTTGCTTGTCTGCTTTGGGAACTTGGGGTGGTGATGAATCTGAATCTTGGAATCCTCTACTTTCTACAATGTATCAAGTGATTTGTTCTGTTCAAGCACAAATTTTAGGAATGGATGAACCATATTTTAATGAACCTGGTTATGAAAAGTCTAGACATACACCAGAGGGAATAAGAAATAGTCAAGAGTACAATGAAAATCTTTATCCAGAATCTATTAGGTGGGGGATCGTTGATATGATTAAGAATCCTCCTGAAACAATGGAAGAGGTTATTAAAACACATTTTAAAATGAAAAAAGATGAAATTGTGGAAACAACCGGAAAGTGGTTAACAAAAATAGATAATAAAATTACTAAATATACTAATGATATAAATATTTTAGGACAATCCAAGCAAAAAAGTGCTACAATAGAAGAGATACTTAAGAAAGCAAAGTTGAATAGGGAAAATTTAAATATTATTCGAAATGAAATGATTGAACTATTTTCTGGTCTATAGTAAATGATACTTTATGGTAAAGATGAATTCTATCCAGGTTTAAATAATAAAACTTATAATATTTTATCCTGTGATAATTCAGAAAAGATAAAAACAATGATTACTTTCTTTAATAACTTTATAAATAATCAAAATAAAAATACCAATATTAGACATTATATCGGTTGTGATTTTGAATTTAATAGAGTAAGAAAACAAGAAAGAGATGTTGCTTTATTTCAAATTAATTTAGAAATAGATAATAATAACACTGGACAAATCTTTGTATTTTATCCTCCTGAATTAAGTAAAGAACAAACTAATGTATTAATAAAATTATTAACAGATAAATATATTATAAAAATTTTACACGGTGGAGAATCTTTAGATATTCCTTATTTATTTGACCAAGTGTTAAAAACAAAAGAGAATATAGAAAACTTTTGTTCTAATTTATTAGACACTAAATATTTATGCGAATATGGGCATATTGAAACTAAAAGTAATATTGTTAAATGTTCTATTTATTATTTGTTAGAAGAGTATAAAATTATTACTGCTCAAAAATTTAGAGATTTGGAATCTATTGAAGAAAAAACTGGTCCAATTTATTTAATCACTATTGATATACATAAAATGTCTAATGATGTGTTAAGATATTCATTATACGATGTTTTGTTTCTACCTGAATTAATTAGAAAATTTTTAAATAAATCAAAAGTATATACCAAAGTTATACCGGAAATCACTAAACTAGTTTTTCAATACAAAAGATTACCTGATCATGAGATTAATAAAGTAAAGAATCTAGTCTATTCTAATAATATATCTTTTATAAAAAATGAAGAAAAAGCTTATATATTAAATGAAATTTATAATTATTATATGTTAACGTTAGTTGATAGAGAAATCAATAATCTATTAAAGATAACCTACTTTAGAGAGTTTTTTGAAATCTGTTTTAAATATGTAGCTTATAAGCATTTATATGATAATAATAAAATATACCATTCTAAAAATAATGAATTAAGTAACTTTAAGAGTTTTAACTTAAATAAATATAAGTGTTTAGGGGAGTTATTAAATAGATTTGGAAGAGAAATTAGTAATTTATAAAAAATTGATTAAATATTTATTTAAAGACTATTATTTTATATATTTTAATGCCCCTAAAGAAGAATACTGAAAAGAATACTGATAAGACGATTGAGGTTGAAAACGTCAATATTGAAGTTAAGAATGTCGCACCTGTTGTAACAGCAACTGCAGTTGTACCAGAGGACGAGAAAAAGCCTAGCTTGACCATTATATTGTCACCTGCTGATAACTCTTCAATTAATGAATCTGTGTTTAAGAATTTGAAAGGACTGATGCAAGCCAACAAGAACAAGAGCAATGGTTATTTTCTTGAGTTTGATAATCTAGAGAATGCAAAGAATGCTTTTGATACTTTAAAGCTAAATAACAAGTTGTTGGAGAAATATGGATTCTACAACCTCTTTGTAAAAGTTTCTGGATTGACTGATTCTAGTGATTACCAAGAATGCAAGGATAAGATTACCGGTTATGTAAAGGAAAAGACCAATGGTAATGTTCCTTTTTTCAAGTTGTATCGCAAGCAAGATAAGTACATCGGTTGTGCCAAGCTAACTGTTGATACTAAGAAGGCTATGGATAAAATTTTGGACGAGTCCAGTGATATCAAGAACTGCACTGTTGGAAATCTAAATTTGACTTTCTACCCATTCCGTAATGACAAGAAGAAGCCAGATAATGGAAACAAGATTTACTCTTCTCAATAATTTTTTAATCTCAATAATTTTTTTATAACTCAATAATTTTTTAATTTAAAACTAAATATATATTATAATATAATTATGTCAAATGATTATATTATTTACATTTTATTTAATAATTGTAACACTTGTACTTATGTTGGAATGACTAATAATCCAACTAGAAGACTCAGACAACATAACGGTGAATTAGTCGGTGGTGCTAAATATACTACTGCAAAAAGAGGAGAAGGAACTTGGAGTTTTTATGGGTGGATTAAAAGTAAAATTGGTTTAGATAAAAGTAGAGCAATGTCTATTGAAAAAAAAATACAAATCCATTCTAGAAAGTTTAAAGGTAATCCTATTGAAAAAAGATTACAATCAGTCAATAAAAGTTTATTAGAAAATCCAGATTTAGAATTTGAAATTTTTCATAATGATTCATAATTATTATCGAAAGAATTAGATGAAAAGAATGTTCTATCAATATCGTAATTCTTTTGAGGAGGATTACTTATTCCCGCCATTTGAAAAATTCTATTACTTAATAATTCAGTATCTAATTTTGACCTTTTAGAATATTTTGTTTCATTAGATTCTTTAGTTTTACTTAAATTATAATTATCATAAATTTGTCTTAATTCAGTATTAGTTAATACCGCATGAGCTTTCTTTAATTCTTTTACTTGTGCTTCTTGATTAACATCTAAAAAAGGTAATCCTGAATATTTTTTAATTTTTGTAGTATATGCATTAATTACATCTTGTTTAGTTGCATTATTATTTAGATCAAGTATTTTATAATAATAATTAGAAATGTCCATTATTATTATAAACTTTATAATTATTTATAAACTAACAAAATAAATTTATAATATTTTTAGCAGAGTTTAAATTATTATAGTTTAAAAATACTACTAACTTTTGAAGATTATGAGTATCTAAGTTTTTAAAGTCTTTTGATGAATTTTCTCCTCCAGCACCTGTTTGATTATTATATAAGTTTTTTAATCTAAAATAACTGATCCTCTTTTGAAAATCAAATAAATGTAAATTTCTATGATTTAACAAATTTATATATTCTTGATATGAAATCATTAATTTCTTCTAGAAAAAAATTTTAGAATTAAAAATTGAATTATAAATTAATTCACTATAAGGAAATATAATCTTAATAAATATAATGTTATCTACAAACACACTAACGCAGGTGAAAAATATTTTTAACAAATTATCAGAGAATGATGAATTTGAAATTATTTTCAATAATTATAAATCTGATAATAAGTTATCATTAATTAAATTTATGGATGCATTAAAATATATTCGTTACAGAAGTGACAGGGATGGTTTAAGATTGATAAATGAAACTACTTTAGATATCGGTTATAATTATGATAATCTAAGTGTTTACAGAATTACTGTGAATGGTAATACTATGATTAATCAAATCTTAAATCTAGTTCATACTAGAAGGAATCATATTATCTTTTCTATTTTAGTAACTCAATTTTTGAAAGATGAAAATGTTAAATTTATTAATAAAATAAAAGATAGTAAAAATGTTATTGATTTGGATTCTTATGATATAAGAATTAGAAAATCTACAGAAGAGCCTCTAAAAGAAAATAAATTAAAAGAATTAACGAATATTCCAATTACTGATTGTGATAAGATATTTTACAGATATAAGCAAAGAATAAGTTTGTTTTTATTAGACGAGGAAAAGGAAAAAATCAGAATCGATTTAACTGTTATTAAAACTGCAACTAATCCCAATGATTTACAAACAGTTAATAAAACTTATGAATTAGAAATTGATTATATGTCTACCAAACCTTCTGAAAAATCTTTGAATATGATATTGTCAGAAATGGAAATATTAAAGAAGGTGTTAGATGGAACCAATGAATTAATTAGTAAGGAAGAAACAAAATCGGTACTTGATAATTATAAGAAATTAGTATATGGATTAAGTTCTGAATCAACTACTAACTTATATTCAATGCAACCTATTTCTGCTGAAGTAACTCACGTGGTAGATAAAATTCCAAACAAATATAGTGTTACAGATAAGGCCGATGGAGAAAAATATCAATTGTTTGTTAATGATGAAAGTGTTTATTTGATTTCTAATAACTTACACGTTAAAAAATTAGAGAAAAAAATTAAGGGTTACAATGGGACAGTTATTGAAGGCGAGTTAATTCATTTGATAGCCAAGAAAAGATATTTGTTCATGGGATTTGATTGTTTATGTTCTAACGGAAAAGACTTACGTAATGAAGTTATTTTGGAAAATAGATTAAAATATGTAAATGAAGTTTTAGCAAAACTAAATGATAAAATCTTTATTGCTAAACCATTTAGTGGCGCATTTGACCTAGATAAACAAGAAAAACATTATTCAACTGAGATTGAAAAATTTTATCAAAATCTAAATAAGTTAATAGATGAAACTAAAGAAAATGATTACTTGTTTCATCCTAAATTATTTATTTTCCCTACTGGTGGTGCTAATTCAGAAGCATTTTTATACGCTCATCTAATTTATAATGGTTGCACTAATTCTAATAAAGTAAATTGTCCTTATTATTTGGATGGTATTATTTTTACAGGATTAGAACAAAAGTATACTAGAGATAAAAGGGAACAAAAGTATCCTATTTATAAATATAAACCACCTGAAACAAATTCAATTGATATTTATGTAAATTTTCAGAGAAATCCAGAGACAGGTGGATATATGGAAATCTATGATAATTCATTGCAGATTAAAATGGGTTCTGCAACTGGAACTGACCAAGTTTTTAGAATTGCTAACTTTTTTGTAGGTGATTTAATTGGTAATAAAGAAATGCCTGTGCCTTTTATGAAGGAGGAGAATAATCACGAAGCCTTCTTTCCTATGATTAGAGGAGAAGTCA